AAATAGTTTAACTATTAAAATAAACAGTTGCTTATCCAAACATTCTATGCTATAATGCATGAATGCTTAAACTATTACTCCCGTTACCCAAAACATTAACTGTCGCACTCAGCGGCGGTGTGGATAGTGTAGCAATCACTGATTTCTTAAGCCGAAAACACGAGGTCACTTGTGCTTTCTTCCATCATGGAACTCAGAACAGTGAACGGGCACATGAATTCGTAAAACAATTCTGTGAAGCTAGAAACTTACCACTGACTGTTGGATATAACAACGAAGAAAAACCCAACAAAGTCAGCAGTGAGGAACACTGGCGCAACATGCGCTATAAGTTCTTAGATCAATTTCAAACAGTGGTCACTGGTCACAATTTGGATGATTGCATTGAGACTTATATCTTTTCTGCACTACACGGAACTCCCAAACTGATTCCAACTGCACGAAACAACGTGCTACGCCCATTTCTTACTACACCAAAAAGTCAATTTGTTGAATGGTGTACGAGGAATGAGGTTAAGTGGATTGATGATACGAGTAACGCTGATACCAAATACATGCGAAACTACATTAGACACGAACTAATGCCGCATGCTCTAGTAGTAAATCCTGGCTTATCAAAGCTCGTTAAAAAACTTGTATTGGATAAACTCAAGATTGCTAATACACAAACTTTGCTGTATAATTAAATTTTACTAAAGGAAATAAAATGGAAAGCAGAACTTTTACTGGTGATCAAAAGATCAAATTAACACAATTGATTAATGAGGGACTTCAGGTAATGATGGAAATTGAAACACTTAACGGTGGTCTTAGCGATACTGTTAAAGCTGTTGCAGAAGAAATGGAAATCAAACCAAGCGTACTAAAGCGGGCTATCAAAATTGCGCACAAGATGGAACTTGGTAAAACTCAACAAGAGCAAGAATTGCTTGAAAACATTCTTACCACTGTAGGGAAAACTCTTTAATGAGTTATGTAGATGCTTTACATAGTCGCGACGATGATAAAATCGTTGTGGTTGAAAGGACTCCTGACGGCAAGCGCAGATATCAAGAATATCCTGCGAACTACGTTATGTACTATGAAGACCGCAAAGGCAAGTACCGCAGCATCTACGGTGATCCAGTTAGCAGATTTAGCACTCGCAAACGTTCTGAGTTTGAAAAGGAAAGACGAATTCATTCCAGCAAGAAATTGTTTGAGAGTGATATCAACGTAGTTTTCCGCTGCCTAAGTGATCATTACTTAAAAGCAGAACCTCCAAAGCTACACACATGCTTCTTTGACATTGAGGTTGACTTTGACCCAGTGAAGGGATTTAGCCCAACGAGCGATCCTTTCAATCCGGTTACTGCTATCTCGCTATATTTGGATCAATTAGATCAATTGATTACTCTAGTCATTGCGCCCAAACACATGAGTCCTGAAACGGCAGCAGAGATTGTTGCTGAGTTTGATAATTGTGTACTCTTTAACAATGAAAAAGAAATGTTTGATATGTTCTTTACATTGATTGAAGATTCAGACGTTATGACTGGCTGGAACTCAGAAGGATACGATATACCTTACATGGTTAATCGTGTTACTAGAGTAATGAGCAAGGATGATACTCGTAAGTTCTGCTTGCTGAACCAATTACCAAAGCCAAGAACGTATGAACGCTTTGGTAAAGAAGAACAAACTTATGACTTAGTAGGTAGAATTCATTTGGATTATCTTCAACTCTACAAGAAATATAACTATGAGTCAAGACACAGTTATAAACTTGATGCTATTGGTGAAATGGAAGTAGGAGAGAACAAAACTCAATACGAAGGCACGCTTGATCAATTGTATAACAAAGACTTTAAAAAGTTTATTGAATACAATAGACAAGATACAATGCTATTAGTAAAGATCCACAATAAACTAAAGTTTTTAGATTTGGCAAACGCGCTGGCACATGAAAATACTGTGCTATTACCCACTGTTATGGGTTCAGTTGCTATGATTGAACAAGCAATTTTCAATGAAGCACATGAACGTGGGGTAGTTGTACCTGATAAAAAACGAAAGGATTCACATGGAGAACAACAGCAAGCGGCAGGTGCCTATGTTGCTACGCCGAAACGGGGCATGCACGAGTACGTTGGGGCAGTTGACATTAACTCGCTCTATCCCTCGGTTATTCGGGCCCTCAACATGGCAGGTGAAACCCTCGTTGGGCAAGTTAGACAAACCTTAACTAATCAATACATGTATGAAAAAGGCATGCGATTAGCAAGCGAAAAGAAACGCCACAAAGAGGGCGATGACGCTGTAACTGGTAGTATCTTGTGGGAAGATTTGTTTGGCTCACTTGAATACACTGCAATTATGAATCAAGAACGTGGCACACAATTAACTGTTGACTATGAAGATGGACGCAGTGTTGAAATGAGTGCAGCAGAAGTATGGAAGATGATTTTTGACAGCAGCAATCCATACATGCTTAGTGCAAACGGTACTATCTTTACTAATGCACAAGAAGGTGTTATTCCTGGGCTACTATCACGATGGTACAGTGATCGTAAAGTTATGCAGAAGAAACTAAAAGAAGCAACAACCGATGCTGATAAGGAGTATTGGGATAAACGACAACTGGTACGTAAGATTTTGCTTAACTCTGCATACGGCGCACTGCTTAATGAACATTGTAGATTCTATGACAAGCGCATAGGTCAATCAGTTACCTTAAGTGGTCGTCAAATCGTTCGTCACATGATGAGTCAGATCAATGAAAGTATTGCAGGTGAATATAAACATGATGGTGCTGCTATTGTTTATGGTGATACTGACTCATGCTATTTTAGTGCGTATTCTATTTTGAAAGATGAGATAGCGAACGGCAACGTAGTTTGGAATAAAGATATGTGTATTGAGTTATACGACACCATTGCCGATCAAGCAAATGACAGCTTTCCGGCGTTTATGGAAAAATCATTTCATGCTCCAAGAAAGAACGGTGCAATCATTCGTGCAGGTAGAGAACTAATCGGTGATCGTAGTATCTTTATCACAAAGAAACGCTATGCTATTAATATTTTTGACAAAGAGGGTAAGCGCAAAGATGTAAATGGCAAGATGGGTGATATCAAAGCAATGGGTTTAGATTTGAAACGTGCTGATACGCCTAAATACGTTCAGGAGTTCTTGATGAGTGTATTGACTTGTGTACTTGCCGGTGGCGAACGAGAAACAGTAATTGCTATGATCAAAGAGTTTAAATTGATTTTAGCAAAACAAGAACCATGGACAAAAGGTTCACCTAAGTCAGTTAATAAACTTACTATGTATGGTGATAAAGAAAAAGCAAGCGATACCGGTAGAGCTAATATGCCAGGGCACGTTCGTGCAGCTTTAAATTGGAACTATTTGCGTAGAGTAAACGGGGACAACTACAGTCAAAAAATCGTAGATGGTATGAAGATTGTAGTATGTAAGCTAAAGCCGAATCCATTAGGCTTTACTTCAGTTGCTTACCCAACTGATGAGTTAAGATTGCCTAAATGGTTCTGTGATCTTCCATTTGATGATTTTGAAATGGAAAAAACATTGGTAGATGAAAAGATTGAAAACTTGTTAGGTGTTATGAATTGGAATCTTAGAGTTAATACTGATGTTAATTCTACATTTGATGATTTCTTTTCAATTGGTTAAACTCGTTTTGATTTTTGCAATGAAATCCTATATAATACACACTATAAGTTTCTAAATAATTTAAAGGAAAAACAATGAAAGATAATTTACAAGATTTAATTTCGCATATTTATGGCTTGTCAGATATTGACATTATCAAGATTATGGGTACAGATACTGAAACAAACTTTGCAGCAGTATCACAAGATCAAAACGGCAAGATCGTTATTGAAGGTTCATTCAAGGGTGCAAATCCAGAGTTCATTGGTACGTTTGGTATGCCTAACTTAGGTAAACTAAAAACTATTTTAGGCTTTGATGAGTATGATGCAAGTTCAAAAATCTATACTTTTCGTGATCCGGCAGACAATATAGCAAAAGCTTTCCACTTTGAAAACAAAGGCGGTGACTTTGTTAATGACTATCGTTTGATGGCTGAATCAATCGTTAAAGAAAAAGTAAGCAACGTAGTATTCAAAGGTGCTACTTGGGACTTGGAGTTTACTCCTACAGTTGAAGGTATCATACGTTTGAAAAAACAGGCTCAAGCAAATAGTGAAGAAACTACGTTCAAAACAAAACTTGAAAACGGTGAACTAAAGGTTTACTTTGGTGATCCAGCAACGCACAGTGGTAACTTTGTATTCCAAGCTAACTGCTCAGGAACAATGTCACGAGTATTTCAATGGCCTGTTTCACTTGTGATTCAAGTGTTGGGTATGGTAGGTGACAAGACTATGCGAATCAGCGATAAAGGTATTATTGAAATCGCGATTGATAGTGGTGTTGCAACTTATCGTTACTTGATTCCAGCTCAATCAAAATGATCAAA